TTTAAAAGGTCAGGTTGACCCTGCAGTTATACAAGCGTATAAAGGAGTTCGTGAAACTCTAGATACAGCTTTTAAAGATGCAGCTCAAGTTGGTTTATTTGGACCTTTTGTTAAATTTACTAAAGGTTATTTCCCAAGACTTTTTAAATATGAAGTTTTAGAACAAAAAAAAGATAAAATGATAGGGTTGTTAGTTAGATCAGGACATGCTGATCCTATAAATGAATTACCAACTGAACAGTTTATTGATGAGCTAACAGATGAAGTTAGAAAAGGTGTATTGAGAGATGCTAAAAGTGTTGATCAAAAAGTTTTTGGTAGGAATTTTCTTGAAGATGCTGGAGTTAAAAGTGGATTACTTAAAGATGCTACACCCGAACAACTATTAGAAGCTCAAACATTAAAAGCTACACAAATAGTAGACGACATGTTAGAATATAGGTGGACACCTTTTGAGTTACGTCAAAAAGGACAACGTGCTAACGCTACAGGTTTCTTACAAGAAAGAAGATTTAGAAATATTAAAGATGAAGATTTAGCTGAGTTTTTAGAAGATGATGTTCAACAAATATTAGAAACTTATTTTACTAATACTGGTCAAGCTATTGCAAGAGCAAAATATTTTGGTAAAACTTTAAAAGAATTTGAAGATAATACTATCAAACCTATGATAAAAGAGTTAGTAGAATCTGGTATGTCTAAAAGTGATGCTGATAAAATTGCTAAACAAGCTAGAACAACACATGCTAGAGTAACAGGTATTGAAACAGATGCTGGTTCGATATTAAAGAAAGAAGGCTGGGCTAGGAGTATGGCTGACTGGGGTAAATTATCTCAGCAAATGGCTCATTTACCTTTTGCTACTTTATCAAGTGTTACTGAACCTCTTTTACTTTTAAGTCGTGCAGGTTTAAAAGATTCACCTGCAGTTTTAAAAGACATCGCAAGTTCAATTGTTAAAGAAGGTAACAGTGTTCTTGATAGAAGTATTAAAGGTATTCAACGAGGAGTACTTGGTAAAAAAACAAAAGGCATTAAAGATATTGGTATTCAAAAAGAAGGAGAATCTATTTTTGCTACTGTTGATGATGATGTCTGGGGAGAACTATACAAAACTGGGTTGGCTTTAGAACAAGCAGTTCAAGAAAGAATTGAAGGTTTAGCTGGTGAGGGAATGTATGGTAAGTGGGCGAAAAGAGGACAAGCTGCTTTCTTTAAAGTTAACTTATTAACTCAGTGGACTAAAGCTGTACAGTTAGCAGCTTTTACAACTGGTAAAAGATTAATTAAAACAAATGCTAAACGTTTATCTGAGGGTGGTTTAAGTAAAAGTAATAAACAATACTTAACTCGACAACTTGGTGATCTAGGTATTAATGCAGATGAAGCTGTTGCTTGGTATCGAGCATCATTAAAGAACGGTAAGTTTGATGATGCTTTAGCGAAAGCTCAAGACTTTTATGAAGATGCTTACACATCAGGAGCTAATAGGTTTACAAAAGAAATTATTTTAAACCCAAGCACTGCAGAAGCTAATAGACCTTTATGGTTCTCTCTTCCTTCTGCTCAGTTATTAGTACAGTTTGCTGGATACCCAACAGTTTTTAACAATACAATCTTAAAAAGATTTTCAAACGAAGCTGTCAACAGTCCAATGCAAAGTATACCTAAAGTACTTCCGACAGTTTTACTTATGAGTGCTGTAGCACATATTGGTAATACAATTAGAAGTAATGGTGAAAATTTAAAAGACTATGAAACTGGTTTAAAGAAAGATGATGGTAAATTAATAGCTGAATCAATTAGAAGATGGGGTGGTTTTGGTCCATTTGATTACCAATCTAGATGGTCTAATGAATACGATAGAAATGTAGGAGCTTATACAGCAACACTCAAAGCTTTTGCTGGTCCTTTACCTCAAGATGCTATTGATGGTATTTTATATAGAAAAAACATACCTGAAATTTTAGTTACAAATGTTCCCGGATACTCAGCTTTAGATTTAGTATTAGGAGAAGGAACTAAAAAATCATTAAGAAGTGCAGCTAGAGGTTCTTCACCAGCAACAAAATCAACAGCAGGTCTAGGTAGTTATGCAAAAGGTGGTATAGTCACAAACGTACCTAATGTTATTGACGAACCTGATGAAAGAAAAGATAGAATGACTGGTGTTCCATACGATGAACAAGCAGGTGTTATACTAGAAGATGAGGAAGAACGATGAACATAGAACAATGCAAAGCTGAAATCAAACGACACGAGGGCGAAGTCCTAGAAATTTATAACGACAGTTTAGGTTATAAGACTCTAGGAGTTGGTCATTTATGTCAACCACAAGACCCTGAATATAACTGGGAAGTCGGTACCCCTGTAGATCAATCAGTGGTAGACAGATATTATGCAATAGATTTTGATAGGCACTATGCAGAAGCTATACATGTGTTCGGTAATCAAGAAGAATTTTATAAGCTACCTGAAAAGATACAACATGTGTTAGTCAACATGTGTTTTAACTTAGGTGGTACAAGACTTTCAAAGTTTAGAAATATGCTACAGGCTTGTAGAGAACATAACTGGGATCGAATGGCTGCAGAAATGCAAAACAGTCGGTGGTTTAATCAGGTAGGTAGACGTAGCATTGAGCTACAGCAGGTCGTACTTGATCAATAATGTTACTCTATACAGAAAAGCAATTAGATGTTGCGTATCGAATAGACTGTAAAGCTCGTACAAAATGTAACGAAGCTTGGGTAACTAGAGAAGACTTTAGACCATTATACGAAGACCTGTTAGAATCTTATATGATTGCTTACAGTGAAGATGATATCTTAGGTACAGATATACCTGAGTATTTAATAGACTCTGTAAACGAATTACTTGAATCAACTTTAACACTAGATTAATATGTTTCCATTTGAAATTATAACCATGCTTGGTTCTACTTTAATTAGTAGTTTGTTAAGTCTTTGGTCTCAACGTATCAAAGCTAAACAAGATGAACAAAAGATGTTACTACAAAGAGCTGACTTTCAACTTAAAGCAGTAGATGCTGCAAGAAACGTAGAAAATGTAGGATTTCAATGGACAAGACGTATCATTGCACTATCATCTATATTTGCTATAATTATATTTCCAAAATTAGTAGCAGTATATTATCCAGATGTAGATGTAACAGTAGGATATACTGTATTTAATCCGGGGTTTTTGTTTTTAACAGAAGGTAGAGAAGTCTTTGAGTGGATAACTTTTCAAGGCTTGGTAATAACACAATTAGATACAAACCTTGTATCAGCAATTATAGGCATGTACTTCGGTGGCAGCCTAGTTAAAAAGTAATAGAGGGCATTATGCAAAACAACAATATGATGGGTAGCTTTAGTGGAGACATGGATAGAAATGAGGTAGAAATTGACCTTAATAAATTTATGGCTTTGTTACAAGAAAAGTCAGAACTAAAAGATAGGATAAGAGAGTTAGAAGATACTAAAAATGATAACCCTTATCAAAAATTAATATTTGTAGCACAGGCTGTAGATAGCTGGAGGATTATACCTCGAGCTTTTTTAAGTGTCTACATGTATTTATTATATTATACCACATTTTGGTTTATGGGACTAGACAATCCTACAATGGAACAGTCAGGTTTAATATCTGTTGTTGTAGGTGCAGGAGCTGCATGGTTTGGTCTATACACTAGCACATCTAAAAAACCAGCAGGAGATAAATAAAGTGTCAAGAGGTGATTTAAATAGAGGATTTTTTGGACCATTACTTATATTAGGTTTATTAACAATGTCATTTGCTGTAAGTTCAGATCAGACAGGTGACTGTACTTCAGGTACACAGTATTGTGAAGACAACGGTTTAACTACTATTAATACTACGGTGACTACTAATACCAACACTAATAATAATACGAATAGTAATACCAATACAAACACCAATACCAATAACAATACAAATGTAAATACTAACACTAATAATAATACTAATGTTAATACTTCAAATAATACTAATGTAAATACCTCGACATCAAATAACACTTCAACAAATACAAACAATAACAACAACGTTAATACTTCTACGTCTACATCTAACTCTACTGTAAACTCTACAGTCAATCAGAACGTAAATAACAACAGTAATTCTACTAGTAACAATACAAATACTAATACCAATACTAACGTTAATCAATCTACATCAGACTCTAATGTTACTACTGATAACACAAATACCAATAATAACAATACAAAGTCTGATAATACTAATAGAAATATTAACGAGTCTAACTCTACTCAGACTATTAATCAGAACGTAAAAAGCAAAGCACCTCCTGCTTCTGCTATAGCTCCTAGTATTATGTCTTACTCACAAGACCTCTGTACTGTAGGACGTTCTGGTGCGTTTCAAGGGCAAGTATTTGGGTTCTCTACAGGAGCTACTGTGACTGACGAGAACTGTGAACGCTTAAAACTTTCCAAGTATTTATATGATACTGGTATGAAAGTGGCTTCAGTATCTATACTTTGTCAAGACCCAAGAGTATTTAAGGCTATGGAAATGGCTGGTACTCCTTGCCCTTACCAAGGTCAGATAGGTAAAGAAGCTACGAAAGCTTGGGCAGAAAACAAATCTAAAAGACCCGATGCTAAAGAACAAGAAAAACTTTTTATAAAGCAATGCACACACGACAGAAATCCTAACAGAGACAAGATAAACAAAGATGTTGTTGGGGCAGTCAAAGTTATTTATACAACTAAAACTAAAACTAAAAGGCAATGCAGAAAAGAATTCTATGCTACGCAGTAGCGTGTCTCTTAAGTCTTAATGTCTTTAGTCAGTATATCTACGAAGGCAATCAGTCTTTAGTAGACCTTACAAACGAATCAAATACAACCAGTCTAAACTCAGGAGACGACCAGCTTTCGTCTGCTTTTAATTTAGATTTTACATTTACTTTTTACGATAAACAATTTACATCTGCTCGTATGGCAACCAATGGTTGTCTTCACTTTGGGTTAGGTACAGGTAATGTAAACTATAATAATTACTGTGGTGATTATACTCCTGACCCACTCCCACAATACAACTACACATTGTTTCCGTTCTGGACTGACTTGATAAGAGATAACAACTCTAAAATGTTAGCCAAGAACTTTAGCGATAAGACAGTCTTTGGTTGGTACGACATGCGTGAGTATAATCGTAGTAATACTGATAACAGTTTTGAAGTAATACTTTGGACTAACTCTACCTTTGATTTTAGATATGGTGACTTAAATATTATACAGCACGATGTTCTTATTGGACAACAGAAAGATTCTGATACTTACTATCAATACTTGTTTCACGATGAATGTAATACAGGCACAACCAATACTAGCTCTTGTGTAAGTAAGGACTGGAATAGCACTACATCAAATACTTTATTAGAAGATGGTGGTTCATTGTATGGTACAAGTGTTACTATTGACTGTAGTAATCCTTTAAATGATGTAAGCTGTGCAGGGTATTGGGAAGCCTATGATGATTTTCAATGTGATCTAGACCCACAGTACGGACCATTTTGTCAAGGCTATCGACAAGAAGAAGATATAGGATACTATCAAGAAGAAGAATACTTTGACTACGGATACGAAGAAGAACTGTTTGACTATGGTTACGAAGAGTATGACATGTATGACACTTTTGAAGAGCCAGAAATCTTTGAAGAGTACATCTTTGAACCTGAGTATGATACTTTTGAAGAACCTGAATACGTGTTTGAAGAAGAGATAATCTTTGAACAGTTTCAACCACTTGAAGAATTTGTAGAACCTCTTCCGTTTATGCGTGAAGAAGAAGTTTTTATACCGATTGAAGAGTTA